ACTTGTTCTGCGTTCTGCGTGTTTTCCAAGTCCGTAAATTCTAAAGGTTGTAAAGTCTTAAAAAATAATTTTAAAGCAACTCCGTTGTAAGCTAATATGCTATCGAACGCGTCAAGTAGTTCTTCTTGGAACGGTCTTATAACCATATTGTCAAAAAGTATGCTTGAATTTTTAAGTTCTTCTGCGTTACTTGAAAAACCATTTGTTGAAGCAACACCAAATAATAAAGGTGAAGTTATGTTGTGTCCTAACATTATTTTGCGTAAACATTCTTCGCTTAAATACGTGTAGTGTTCTGGAGCATCGTTTAACGGTATGTCTTCAACTGTTGTTTTGCTTTCTGCGTTGTTGTTAAATGCTACAATAACTTTTTGTCCACGACTTCCTGTTAGTTTGTCAAGTACCTTGTTTGAAATTATTTGTTGTTGTTCATCCGTTGGAACTCCGTTATTAAAATTTACAACTTTAGTTCCGCTAAATCCGTTTTGAACTTCGTTAATTAAATAGTCTGCAATTTCTTCTTCTAAAAGTGTATAAGGAACAGCACCTTGATAGTCTGGATATGCGTAATATTTCATTCCAACCGAATAAGGTTTAGAAAATAATATTTCTATTTTTTCTTTTGAATACCCAAAAGCGTTAAATCTAATCGGTGCAAACTTTTTAGTATCGTCCCAATTGTCCGAATAGTAATAACCTGTTATTTGTCCGTCTTTGTCGCATTTTTCAGCTCGTAAAAGATTAACAGGAATATGATATGCTTTTAATATTTTGTCGTGCTTGTCGTTGTAGTGAACTTGAATAGCAAATTGCCCGAACATTTTTCTATCCAACACCATTTTACGTACGTCTTCTTTGTGAAATAAAGACATCATTTGAGCGTATTCATTTGGCTTTTTATTAGCGTCTAACGCACTTAAACCTTTGCCGTATATTAATCGCGCTACGTTGTTTATAATAGCGTTATTTGTTGTTGAATTGCTATATCGTTCAATTAAGAATTGAAAGTATTGGGCGCCGTCTTCAGTTAAAAAGTCCACCCAATTTTCTCGGTTTGTTTCCGATACTACAGGCGACGTATAAGCCGACAAATTTAAAACGTGTAAATTATTCATATACTATAAAATCGTTTGTTGTGGAATTACTTACATACTGGTTATTGTTAACCGAAAATGTAACTAATGATTGTGCCGTGCAAAAAACACGGTCTTTGTATATAATGGTTGTGCCTACTCTTAAAACTAAATTGTAAAAATGTCCTTCTACTAAACCAAAAGTTGCTGTAATCGTGTTTATATAGTCCCCAACAGTGCTTGAAGTAATCGCTACCGCTGTTGTTACGTTTGTTTGTTCGTCTGTTAGTTCCATAACATTAAACGTATTGTCACGTGGAATAAAACTAAATGTTTGTGGACTTCCTGAAGGTGTTAATACTATCATATAGTTATAATTAAATATTCGTGTTTTTGTTCAATTTTCAAAACAAAAAAAAAGCCGAACTATGAAGAACGGCTTTAAAAATAATTTTTTAAGTATTAAGTAGTAATAATATTTGCAGTTGTTAAACCTGTAAATACTTTTGTTGCACCTACTAAATCTGCATCAGCAAAAGGTGAAGCAACATTTAAGAAATTTGCAGGAATTGCTTCTTGTCCTACAAGTGTCAAAGTATAACCGTTTAAGTCACCCATTGCAGTACCGTTTGAAATTAAACCTGTAGTTACATCCATTCCGTGTTCTAAACCTGCTAAAAAGAAATTTCCTGCGTTTGTCTTAATTACTACGTGTGGACGACCCCAAGCAAGTAATTTCATTTGTTTTGTAGTTGTTGCGTCTAAACCTTTAATTGTAAAAGTTAAAGTTTGCTCTACAAATGTAGTTCCGTTTTCACGTGAACTTGTAACTGTTTGCTCGAAACTATTTGCGCCTTTTAAGTCGTACTTATATAAACTCATAGTTCCTGCAATAGTTAAAATCTTATCGGAAGCATCTGTAGCTCCGTAAGTAATTGCTCCTAAATCTCCGTAGTTAATAAAGTAAATTGACTTTATACCGCCTACAAACTCTTTACAAACTTCAGCTCTACCGTGTGTTAATAAACAAGCCATTTTGTTTTGTTTTTAAATTATGAATAAAATAAAGCGCAGTTGTCTACGCTTTTTATTTAATGTTATACTCCGTAAAGAACTACGTCTGAACCAATACCGTGTTGAACCGCTCCGTTGTAACGCATAATTACACGAATATTTTGTGAGCCGTCAATATCAGCTAAATCAATAACCTTGCAAATATTTTTATCGTTTAAAAGTCCGCAACCAAAATAAAGGTTATCAACTGTTGTTGCAATCATATTGTATTGACCAAGTCCATTAGCCATAAAAATTGGAATACCGTCGTAAGATAAACTTCCGTTTGTGTACCATTGTGTTCCTTGTGTGTTTGTTCCGTTTGCTCCTAAACCTGAAGCACCAAAACCACCTAAAGCACGAACGTACAATTTAACGATTTTTTGTGAAAGATACAATCTTAAACCTTCGTTTCCGTAAAGACTTGCAGGAATAGCGTCTACTGTTCTTCCAATTTCGCCAATTACGTTTGTAGCGTCTAAAGTTGTTGTCAATGGAGATGAAACGTCAATAACGTCTGAGTCTGCTAACATCAAAGTTTTAAATCCGTCAAACTCTCCTGCTGTTGCGTTAGTTCCTGCCCAAATTGTAGTTTCTAATTTAGCTGCTACTTTTGCTGAAACGTGTGCAATAACAAAATCTTCAAAAGACTTCGGAAGTTTAGAAAAAGACGAATAACCCATTTCTGCTACTTGCCAAGTTTGTTGTAAGTCTGCTTTACACAATTGGATGTTTACTTGAAATTCTTCTGTTGTTAAAACTCGTTCTGTTAGTGTTACTGTTCCTGAAGCTGTAAAGTCACAAGTTGCGTTTGCTACTATGTTTCCTGTTGCTACTTTTTGTAATACTTGTTTGTAAGCAACGTTTGGAAGTATTGTTACTCCACCTTGCTCTAATGTTGGTGCGCTTAATAAAGCTGCTGCGATATACTTACCTGCAAATTGACCTGCGTAAGTAGTACCGGATGTTACTGGATTCGCCATTTTTTAATTTTTTAAATTGTTAATATTAATTGTTTAGTTTTTCTATAATTGCGTCCATTATTGAACGTGGTCTTTTAGAACCAAATTGAACGTGTTCTACTTCGTTCGTGTTTTCAGGGTTAAAAGAAATAGGTTTTACTTCAGTAAGTTCGGTTGCTTCAGTTGCAACTTCTTCAACTTTCGATAGTAATTCGATTTGTGCTTTTAACTCTATATTTTCGTTTGTTAATTTTTCTATTTCTGCAAAGAACGTTTCTTTAACTACGCTTTCAACTGTCTTTTTTGCGATTGGTGTTGCTGCTTCTGCTTCAACAGGAACTTCTGGAGCAACTTCGTCTTCAGGTGCAACTTCTTCAGTTGTTGGAGCTTCTTTAACATCCATTATTATTCCTTCAACTTCTACAACTAAAATACGTCCGTCTTCTAATTCATATTCTCCAATCGGAACAGGTATTTTTTGTTCGTCTTCAGTTACAATAAAAACTTCTTTGTCCATTTCAAAAGCATCTGCTTCAAAAATAGTGATTCCGTCTGCTAACTTCATTGTTTCCAATTTCACTTCCATTCCTAAAAGTGTTTTGATTTGATTAATTACGCTTGTTTTCATATTTATATTTATTTAATTATATTGTTTTTGCTGCGTTGGAAATATTATTTGACGCTTTTCCCCAATCAGAACTAAATTTGCCTGTTACTTCAAACAATGTTTTTGCTGTTTGTTCTACACTTGGTGCGCCTAATTCTTTAGCCATTAATTCTAATTTTTTAAAATCTGCCTGTAGTTTTCCTAAATCAGTTGAAACTCCACTTAATTGACTTGATAAATTAATTATTTGGTCTTTTAATTTTGGTGCTTTAGCTGCGATTGTTTTAAATTTATTTTGCAAGTCATCAATTGCACCTAAATTAACTTCGTGTTTTGCTAACTCCGTTTTGTCGGATAATTTGTTGTAAATAGTTTGTAGTGTGTTCATATATGTATAATTTAATTGTTTATTATTTGTTGTATTTTTAAATTAGATTGCGCCTATTCCTTGTGCTTGTAAACTACCGTCACAACACTTTGCAGAGTACGTTTTTCCGTCTTTACATAGGCAACCACGTTGACCGCCTTTTGGACTTGTTTTCGCCTGTGCTACTTGTTTTGTTGTTTTTTTACTCATTGTTCGTATTTTTTTAGTGCTTCTGTAACCCACGACTGTATTCAAGAACGCAGTTCGCTTAAAAAACGTATTATACCTTCATATAAAACTAAAGTTCATTAAATCGCATTAAAACCGTATTAAATCGCATTTCGTGTTTTTCTTGTTTTTTATACTTAACGTCCTTGTCTTGTATAAGTTTTGCTATAATTTTTACTTGACTTTAATTTACTATTTCGTGTTTTTGCGTGTACTCCTGCACGTTTAACTTTCGGTTTTTTAAGATGGATTTTAACGTTAGTTTGCTTCGCCATTTAAAATAATTTCTTTGATTTTATCCATTAAAATTTGTTCTTCATTAATTAAACTCATTTCGTATTTATCTGCAAAATAACCTTCAATAGAAAATCCTTTTACTTCGCCTAATTTAACTTTGTTCCAAATTTCATCGTTGTTTACTTTCATAGAAATAACCCAAGTACCTTTTGGAAAATTAAATCCGTAGTTCGTGCTTTTATCGTTTTTTCCTTCTGTAATCCAACTTTCGACAACCGACATTCCGTCTAACTTTTGTTTATGTTCTAAAGTTGCGTTGTTCTGGTTGCTGTTCATAAAAAACAATTCACTTGCTTTTCTAACTGTGGCTTCACTAAAATAAATATAGTATTCTTCGTTCTTGTCGTTCTTGCGGTAAATTTGTTTGTTAGGAATTAAAGCTGCACCCATTAAAATACGCTTTTCAGCATCAACTTCTTTAAGTTCTATTTCGTGTTTTTTTAGTGCTATAAAGTCGCTTTCGATTGCAGGACTTTCAACAACTGAAACTGCGTCTATTCCGCTTGTTTCGTCTTTTTCGTCAATTATTAATTCAACTATTCGCATATCTATTTAATTAAATTATTGTTTGTTTGTTGTATTTTCTAACCGCCTAAAGTTGCGTTAGCTAACCTGTTTCTATCTAACGCTTGTTGTGAAGTTACTTGTCCTGAAACTACGTAAGCTTGTATTGGTTGTTGGTTAAGACTTGCAAGTTGATTAACGCCACTTTGTCCTACTACGTTAAATTGTGGTGCTGACATTGTCGGAACTGTTGCACCGCCACCACCACTATCGCCACCACTTGGAACTGCTGTTCCTTGAAATTGTGTTGAAGTAATTTTTTTAACGGCAAGTAATCCACCTGCTATTGCTATTCCTGCTGCTATTCCACCACGAATAGGACTTGAAGGGTCTGGTGGTACAAATTGAGATTTGTATGCGTCTCGTGCTGTTGCAAAAGTTGAAATTAATGTACTTGCAATTTGAAACTTTTTATTTAATTCAAATGCTTTTTTTGCGTTTGCATTATTTTTAATTATTGCTTTTTGCTTTTGCTCGGTTGTTAGGTTTTCGTTTGCTAAAACTTTGTCGTTAATTTCCTTGTATTTATTTTCACTCATTGTCGCCAAGTCTTGCGTTATGCTTAAAATTTGCGTCATTGACTGAATTACAAATTGTAAGTTTCTTTCCCTTAAATTTGTTTGGTCTTGTAACTCTTTTTTTAATTGTTCCGTTGACTTAATACCAATTGCTTTTTCAGCTTCAAGTCTTTTAGTTCCTTCGCTTACAATGTCGGTAATAACAGTTGAAGCGTTATCACGTCTCATACGAATTTGTTCTTCTTTTTCTTTTTTTACTACTTTGGTAACTTCAGGTTCGTCTTTTTTAACTTGTTCAACATATTTTTTACCACCTTCTGTTAATTTGTCAATATTTTTTTCCGCTTTGTTTAACGCAATTCCATAATTTTCAAATCTTGTTTCTGCGTCTGCTAAACTTTGTTTATTTTTTTCTAATTCTTTATTTAATTTTGAAATTGAAACTGAAGCTGACAAAGACGCCTTATCAGCTTGTGACAAACCAGAAATACCACCAATAGAAGTTTCCTTTGCTTTTTTTATGTCTTCAGAATTTTGTTTTTGTTGTGAAGCAATATCTTTTTCAGTTTTTAATATTTTGGCTTTTAACTCATCTTGTTTTGCAAGGTTTTTTTGTATTAATTCATCGTTTTTTTGTAAAGCATATTTTGCTTTTTGGTATTCTAAATAAGATGCTAATTCAACATTTAAAGCATTTTGAAATTTTGTTTCATCTTTAAGGTTTTTAATTGTTGTTCCGTAGTTATCATTTATTTTTTTAATTAATTTTACTCGTTCTTCAGAATTTACATTTGTAGCTTTTAGCTGTGAAATTAAAGAAGCAAATCCAGAACTTTGTTTTGCTATTTCTTCACGTTGTTCTTTTGCTTGTTCACCAATTACTTTTTGTTGTTCAGCATATTTTTCACTTTCTTTTGTCGAAAGTCCAACAGCTTTACTTATGTCTTCCCAATAAGTATAAACAAGACCTAATGAAACAACAATAAGTCCAACTCCTGTACTACCTATTGCAGCTTTAATTGAGTTAGCTAACTGCCTAATAGCAGGGATTGCTTCTCTAATTCCTTGAACACCTTGTTGAATAGCCATTGCAGCTTGTACTTTTAACAACGCTTGTTCAACTTCTTTTGATTCAGAACCGAACGCTGCAAAAGCACCTTGCGCTAAAGAAAAACCTGCTGTTACACCACCTAAAGCACCACCAAGCTTTTGTCCTAAAGTTGAAGCGGAAGCATCAACTGCCATATCCGTACTTATTTGAACTTTTCTAAATTCACCAACAGTTTTTAATAATTCTTTATATTCTTGCGTGGTTGTTTGCCCTGCGTTTGCAAGTTCATAAAGTCTGTCTTCGGCTTCCCCCATTCTTGTAGTAAGCGGTTGAAGTTCTTCTCCGTACCTTTCAGCAAAAGTTGCAGCTTTGTCAAATTCTTTTCCAGCTGCTTTTGTAGACTTTGATAACGCGTCCATTGACTTAACCGCATCTTGTGTCTTTACTTCAATTTCAATTATTTTCTTTTCAGCCATTATCTTTTAGTTTTTTTTCTATTAGTCTTTTGCGTTGTGCTTGTTTCCATTGTTCTTTTATGGAAGTAGTAAATTTATATTTACCTTTTGCTATGTCGATGTTTTCACTTTCTCCGTAAAAATCACTTAACAAAAGCATTTCTATTATTTTGTTTATCATACTTGGTTTATTATTATGTAGTTTACATCCGTGTCTTTGTCTGCGTAATCACTCTCTAAAGTTATTGTAATAATTCTTGTTGCGTTTGCAGGAACTGTTACTGTTAAATAACCTTCACTTGTAAATAAAACGCTTGACAAAGTAACGTTACTTGCGTTTGCGCTTTTTGAAACCCTTACTTGTGAAACTCCATTTGTAAATAAAATTGCCATACTATGAACAGAACCACCTGCTGGACTTGGTGTGTAAATTATTGGATTAACACTTGCGAAGTCATTTATTAAAGTAAAATCTACATCGCCTGTTGTTAAGTCGCTTTGCATTTCATTAATTAAATATCTTTTGTCTCTAATAATTAACCTATCGTTTAACTGAAGTTGTGTTAATAAAGAAATAGGAAGTACGGTTTTAACTTTTACAAGTCTATTTTTTGGGTTATATAAATTACTTAAATAACTTTGATAATATAAAGAGTAAAGTGTATTCGGATTTTCTACATTATAAAAACTTGAAATTTCTACACCAAAATTTAACGTCAAAGGAAAAATTCCACCTTGAATTAAAATTTCGCTATCTTGTCCAAATGGAACGTAACCTGTTATATTAGCTTGTCCGTTCCAATGTATATGCCCGCTTGTTAAAGTTGCTTTTGTATTCATATATAACAAACAAGGTTTTGGAATGTAAGGCGCAAATTCCTTATTTAAACAATAACCTACTTGTAATTGGTTACCAAAATTTGTATGTAGTAAGTTTTCAAATGGACTTTGTATTT